CCAGTTCGAAGGCTACGAAATGCAGTGGAAGACTGCCAATACGACCAATTGGCCGTATCTGGAGGTCAATCCCGACGTGACGGACGGTGCCGGGGCTGTCCTCCCCCTGCCCCAGCGCGCGCCTCCTCCGTTGCCCCAGACCGGCTTGATCCAGGCCAAGATGGGGGCTGCTGACGACATCAAGGGAACCACTGGCCAGTACGACGCCAGCCTTGGGATGCAGGGCAACGAACGCTCCGGTAAGGCCATCCTCGCCCGCGAGAAGCAGGGCGACGTTGGCACGTACCACTACGTGGACAACTTGGCCCGCGCGATCCGCCACATCACCCGGCAGATCGTGGATATGATCCCGAAGATTTACGACACGCAGCGCATCGCCCGCATCATCGGCGTTGACGGCGAAGTCAGCATGGTCAAGTTCAACCCGTCGCAGCCGGAACCGGTCAAGGAAATTCGTGACCAGATGGGCGCGCTGATCGAGAAGGTCTACAACCCCAGCGTCGGCACCTATGACGTGATGGTTACGACCGGCCCAGGCTACATGACCAAGCGTCAGGAAGCCTTGGACGCTATGTCGATGATCCTGCAATCCAACCCGCAGCTTTGGACTGTGGCCGGCGATCTGTTCATCAAGAACATGGATTGGCCCGGCGCGCAGGAGATGGCAGCGCGGTTCAAGAAGATTCTTGACCCGAAGGTTCTGGCGGAAGGCGATCAGTCGCCTGAGATGATGGCAGCCCAACAGCAGATGGAAGCCATGACGCAAGAACTGAACCGCATGACGGACATCATCGCCAACGTGCAGGACAGCGTCGCCCAGCGCGAGGTGGACATTAAGGAATACAAGGCTCAGGTGGACGCCTACGACGCCGAAACGAAGCGGATCAGCGCCGTGCAGCAGAGCATGACGCCAGAGCAGATTCAGGACATTGTGATGGGTACAATCGCCGCGGCGCTGGACACCGGCGACTTGATCGGCGGGGCGCCGCAGATGCGCGAGATGCCCGACATGGAACAGCCAGAGATGCAGCCGGAAATGTCCGAGATGCAACCTGAAATGCCGCCTGAAGGAATGATGGAATGAAGTGCGCGGACTTTGTAGGGATGCTGTTTTTGGCGCGGGATGTAACCCATTCCGCTCACCTAAACACGCGCAGCTATGCCAAGCACATCGCGCTGAACGAGTTCTACGACGGCATCATCGACCTGGCAGACAAGTTTGCCGAAGCCTACCAAGGTAAGTACGGTCTGATCGGGCCGATCTCACTGATGTCGGCCAAAAAGACCAACAACGTGGTTGAGTTCCTCGAAGGGCAGCTAGAAGACCTTGAGCAAATGCGCTATAAGGTCGTTGATAAGGAGTGTACCCCGCTCCAAAACATTATCGACGAAATTTTCGGGTTGTATTACACCTCGTTGTATAAGCTCAAATTTCTGGCGTAAGGAACGGATATGGAACTGCTTCGCCCTTTGAATGACGCTGGGTTCGGTACACAGAATGCTGCGTATACCGGCACCGCCGGGTCTACGACTGGCTGGAACGCCGGCCCGCAAGGCGTGCTGGTGTGGTCTACGACTGACATGTACGTGCGCGTCGGCGAGGGCGTGACGGCCACGTCTAGCGACACGCCCATCCCCGCGTTTACCCCGGTTCCTTTCACCGTTCCGCAAGGAACTGGCGGTGTGTGGCGCGTTAGCGCGTTGCAAATCGGCGTATCTGGCACCGTCTACGCCAAGCCGATCAACATTCGATGAGCTTTGGCATCCCCGTCCGCAACGGCTTGTCCGTAAGCATAGTCACCACGGCTACCCTTACATCAGGGTCTGGGGCTGGCGGCGGCGGGCGCCGTGACGGCGGAGAGCCTACGCTGATCCTGGATTTCGTGGGTGGCAACGTGCCGTATGGATCAACGCTCAACCTAAACTTCACCGGCCAGACATATAGCGCCTACACCGCCGATCCAGCCGGGCAAGGCTTCCCAAACTTCTGGGCTTGGAGCTAACTCATGCCTTTGACCAACTACGCCTTCGCTGATCTTATCACGTTCACGCGCTCCACCACGGCTACGTTCGTGGGCAGCAATGGCTTGATCCAGTTTGCAGCGATCAACGCCCCGCGTTTTGACTTTGATCCGGTCACTCTGGCCCCGCTGGGCCTGCTGATTGAGGAGCAGCGGGTAAACTCGGCGTTGTACTCGGAGCAATTTGACAACGCCGTATATATCAAAGTTCGCTCAAGCATTACCGCTAACGCTACGACTTCACCTGATGGAACTGCAACAGCAGATAAATTGGTAGAAGATACAACCGCGACAAGCACCCATTTGATCCAACTGCAAGCCGGGTTTTCATCGTTTGTTTCTGGAACTACGTATGTAATTTCTGGATACGCTAAAGCTGGTGAAAGAACCTCTGTTCTTATAAATTTGGGGCCGGACGCCGGAGTTTTTGCAGGTCAAAATGCAGTCTTTGATTTCAGCACGGGCGCTATCAGCGCGCAATCTGGCGTTGCTACTTTTGCAATGACTAACGCTGGGAACGGCTGGTATCGTTGGTCTGTCGCTGCTACGGCAGCGGCGTCGGGTGCCGGCGTTATCCGTTTTTCACTTATTGGGCCGTTGGGTAGTACTACCTACACCGGCGACGGCACCTCTGGCTTGTTTCTTTGGGGTAACCAAATTGAAGCTGGCGCGTTTCCCACCAGCTACATCCCCACCGTGGCCTCCACGGTCACCCGCACGCGCGATGTGGCAACAATAACGGGGGCAAACTTCTCGCCGTGGTATAACGCCAACGAAGGGACGTTTATTGTTTCGTTTACTTCACGACCCACCGCCGTTGCTCTTGTTGCAAATGACGGATCATTCAGCAATCGTCTGCCTCAGATGGGTGTAGGCGCAACTTCACTCTACGAAAACTTTATTGTTACTGGTGGTTCCGTTGTTGCAACTCTTAACCCAGCAGGAACCCATGTTTTTGGCACACCTGCAACCGTGGCAGTGGCTTACGCCGTGAACAATTATGCTGCGTCTGCAAACGGAGGAACGGTTGTTACGGACACGTCGGGCGCGCTCCCTACGGGAATCAACAATCTTAACATGGGCAGCCTTCAAACCGGCGCTTCAACAATAAACGGCTACCTTCGCAACATCACCTACTATCCAACACGTCTCACCGACGCACAGCTACAGGCGCTCACAGCATGATCGACCTCTATCTCATGACCGCCACCGACGAAGAAATGCTTGTCGCGTTGATCGCTGCGGGCGTCACTGACGAAGAAGGTTTTCCGGTGGTGGGCGTCTCGCTCGACCACATCGGGTCATTCAGCCGCGTGACGGGCTACGACAAGGTCAAAGAGCCTATCGTTGTGGACTACCCTGGCTGGCACACCAACCTCCGCGGCGACTTCACCGACGAGCAGCTTGCTGCGTTGGCGCCGATCAGCGTTCAACCCGCAGCCCCGCACCGCGTCTGGGCATGACGTTGCACACAGATACTGTATAGTGTAGATTACACAGTAACCGTACCGGCGAGGTTCACCGGGAACTCCATAGGGGTTATACATGGACGAGAATGTCCCAACTGAAGCGGATGCCTCCGCGCCGGAACTGGAAGCCACGGCAGCAATCCAGCCCGCAGAAAACACGACGCCGGAAACGCCTGTCGAACAGGAAGCATCCAAGACCTTCTCCCAGGAGGAACTGGACGCAATCGTCGGCAAGCGGCTTGCAAGGGAACAGCGTAAGTGGGAGCGTGAGCAAGCCCAGCGACTGGAAATGGCCCAAGCGCAGAAAGCAGCAGCATCGCCTTCTGATCTGACCGCCGACCAGTTCAACACCTACGAAGATTACGCAGAGGCTCTGGCCGAACGTAAAGCGGAGGAATTGTTGGCAAGGCGGGAAACCGCCAAGCAGCAGCAGGCATTGCTTGAAGGCTACCACGACCGTGAGGAATCAGCGCGGGATCGGTACGACGATTTTGAACAAGTCGCCTACAACCCCAATCTGTCCGTCACGGAGACGATGGCGCAAAGCATCCAGGCTTCCGACATTGGCCCCGATGTCCTGTATTGGCTCGGTTCCAACCCGAAGGAAGCGGATCGCATTGCCCGGCTGCCGCCCATCTTGCAGGCAAAAGAGATCGGAAAACTTGAAGCCGGCATGGCCTCAAGCCCGCCGGTTAGAAAGACTTCAACCGCCCCGGCACCGATTGCACCTGTCACAGCCCGCGCTTCTGGCGCGCCAGCTTACGATACGACCGACCCTCGTTCGACCAAGTCGATGAGTACGTCGGAATGGATCGAAGCGGAACGGATGCGGCAGATCAAGAAGTACGAGGCACAACGCAACCGTTAATTTGGGACTACCACCATGGCTAACTCGATTCTTACTATCGACATGATCACGCGGAAGGCTCTCGAAATCCTCGAGAACAACCTCGTGCTCACCCGCAACGTCAACCGTCAGTACGACGACAGCTTCGCTGTTGAAGGTGCCAAGATCGGTTCGACCCTGCGTATCCGTCTGCCCGACCGCGCGCTGGTCACGGACGGCGCTGCCCTTCAGGTGCAGGATGACAACGAACAGTTCACCACGCTGACCGTTGCCAACCAGAAGCACATCGGCGTGAACTTCACGACCGCCGAACTGACCATGCAGTTGGACGACTTCGCAGAGCGCGTGCTGAAGCCGCGTATCTCGCAGCTTGCCTCCAGCATCGACGCTGACGTGGCCAACGCCTACGCCACCATCGGCAACACGGTCGGCACCCCCGGCACCACCCCGTCCACTTCGCTGGTTCTGCTTCAGGCCCAGCAGAAGCTGAACGAGAACGCTGCCGTGATGTCGCCGCGCTACGCGACGGTCAACCCGGCTGCCAACGCTGGCCTGGTTGAAGGCATGAAGGGCCTGTTCAACCCGACCGACACCATCAGCAAGCAGTTCAAGAACGGCATGATGGG